CTCCAATTAAATAAATAATATGGGGTGTCTTTATTGACACCCCTTTTTAACAGAGGACAAAAAAATGAAAAAAAAATCTCAATGTTTTGTAATAAATCTGTTTCTCAATCGTCTAATAAATAACTAACTAAAATAATAAAGGATAATATATGGAAAATTACACTGACTTAAAACAAATACGAGAAATCTTAACAAACAATTATCATGGTATGAAATTTACCCAAGATGATATGTATGTTGTGGGCAATCGTTTATTCATCAATGAAGATGGAAACATTACTACCTATGATTACCCAGTTAATCCTTACTTTGAACCTTATTCAACTGGTATCAATTATACAACCTTGCCTTTTAAAACATTTATTGATGCAGAGGTTGAAACTGAGAGAAGAAAAAGATTAGCAGAGTTCAAAGAAACTAGCAGAGAATTAATATCATATCAAAAACAAGTACACTAAATAATATGGGGTGTCTTTATTGACACCCCTTTTAACAAAGGAAAAAAACATGAATAAAAAAAATTATAAAAATAAATATTGGCGACTATTAAAGGTCATTAAAGAGTCATTAGATAATAACCCTTATACCAGTGATACCCAAGTCAAAGCATATCAACAAATGTTGGGTTTAAATGGCAATAAAAAGGCACAAATAGAATTAATGAAAACTTTAAAAAAAGAATTAAAGCAATACTTTAGAAGGATTGGAACACATGGATAATATAGATATTGAATCAAAATGGCGTTCAGAGATTAAAGGGTCGCCCATAGTTCAATTAAATAATGGCAAATGGCAAACTTGGGTACAAGTTAAAGGAAAACGAACTGATAGAGGCAGACAAAGATTCACTAATAAGAATAGAGATGAGTTGGTTGTGAGTTTGGAAAAAGTTATGCACCGAGTCAGAACTGGTGCTATCGTTTTAGAAGATACTGAGGTCAATATGACTGCTCATTTGTGTACGCACCATTTATTAAAAGACCTACAAAAAGACTGGTTAGCTGAAACAGTGTTGGGTAAGAAAAGAGCCATCTCAGAAAGAATTAATAGATTACACAATCTTTTAAAAATTCTTGAAAGCTATGAAGATGATAAAGGGAATAAATTACTTTTAAATACCCCTATGCAGAAATGGGGAATCCATGAGTGTGATTTATTTATTAAAGGGATAGGATTGGTTTCAAGAAAACAAACTCCAAACTCAAACAATAAATATTTTACTCAGCTTAGACTGTTGTTTAGTTATGCAAAGGTTGTTCATAATGTGCCGATTCAAGTCAATATTATAGATGACTATATGAATCAACAATATGTCAAACAAAAGGGATTCTTTTTTAATGCACCAAGTTTAAGGGTAAGAAAGAACAATCTTAAAAAGCTGATTAGGAAATGGGATATTGATATGATGAAAGAATTTTTTGAAACTCAAATACCCTATGAGCAGAACCCTTTATGGCACATGGCATTATATGTGATTGCCAATACTGGTTTGAGATGTGGTGAGTTGTTTGCTCTACAATCTGATGATTTTTATTACTCCCATAATGGTGGTAGTTATTTGGTGGTCAGTGGTTTTGTAGATAATCATGGGAATAGAACTGAAATCGGTAAGACTGAGAGTGCTGAACAAAGGGAAATTCCAATAGGCAAAGGTTTGGCAGAAAAGTTGAAAACTTATATTCCAAGTATTCAATCCAGTCCACTGGTAAGCAACCCAGATGGTATTTTGTTTCCACAACTGGCAGGACACAAAAACAATACTGGCTCAACAACCAGAACTGGTGAGGCAACTTATTATAAGGCTTGTGTGACCAAAACAATACTTGCTGACATTATGAAAGGGAAATTTGAATTACCTAAAGGGTTAAAGTTTCATTTCTTTAGGTCTTGGGTGGCAACCAAGTGGTACTCGAATGAGATTTATAATGATTATGAAATGACCTCAATTTTAGGTCATGCAGATATTAGAACAACACAAGAGTCTTATATCCATGTGGCTAAAAGGCATAAAGTAAATAAAAATGATTTTTTAGATAACTATTTATTCTGATTTTTTGCCTTTATACAGTTCATCTAAGGGATTAGCAGGGAAACCAAGTTCAGCTTTTCTTTGCTTTTCTTTCTCAACCTTTTGGTTTTCCCAATGGGTTTCTAAGCATTTATCATGTTTAGAATGATGAAAATAAACCTTTTCAATCTCTGGGTACATTCTTTCCTCAACCACAAAACCATCATCTCGTCTGACATATCTATGGCATATAGGACATTTACCCAGAATACTCTCAGCAGGATATTTCTTTGAGTATGGGTGATACTTATTTTTTCTAATCAATTATTTCTTTTTATTGATTATTTTATTTAACCCAGTGACTCCCATACTTGCTGAAACAACTATTGAAATCATAATCCAAAACATAGGGTCTGCCTTTGAAACTAAATCCCAACCTTTTTCCATGTGGGGTTGCATGAAAGGAATGAAATTACACACCAACAATCCTAGAAATGTTATGACGCAAAGTTCATCTTTTATTGAGTCTTTTTGTGCATTGATATGAGCAATATCTATCTTACTTGCTGATTCAATTTCTTTGGCTCTAATAATTTTATCCTTAGAAATTTTATGTTCAACTGCTCCAATAGTCTTATCGGCAACCAGTTTTACAATAGGATTCTTAACCAATGGTGCTACCACTGATAACAATGGTTTTGCCACTGTCAGTAGTGGTTTTATTAATAATAATGGGTTCATATATTTGTTCCTTTTATTTCATGTCTTTGACAAAAAAATTCAAAATTAATTAGTTTCTGATTTTCAAATTCCCTAAAGTGTTCAAGAACACTATCAACTATCTCAATCTTATTATCTGTAATATATTTGTGGCACTGAGATTGGCTCTGAAAATCTAAATGTTGCCAATATTGGATTAAGGGTTGTTCAGTGTTGGGAAATACAAGCATCACTGACAAGACCCATATATGAGTTAATAACTCCATATTGTAGGTCTAGCAAAACCATCAGATGCAAGGCAGGTATCTAAATGAATGAACCTACTGTTGCCCTTTTGATTAACTCCAATGCCAGTGAATACTCCCATATCAATAGCAGTTTTAAGTAATATAAAGGCTCTTTCTCTATCAACACCAATGTCAATGGCTTTACCTGACCCATGACTCCCACATTTTCCAGTAGCCTCTATTTTCTTTCTCTCAATGGGGTGGCAATTCTCTAAATCAGTAGGGTCGCCATGTCTATAATAACTTGTCACTGGAAAACCAAACCCACATTTTTCTCTTAGTCCTACCAGTGAATCCATAAATCTTTCATCATAGCCAAGAAAGTTTGAGTGCTTACAAACCATTTCTTTCATGCTGAAATATGGATAATCCCATTTGTCAACATATTCTATGGGGTCTTGAATTAATATTAAATCTTCGTTCATTTATTTTCCTTTGGTTCAGGTATCTTTATTGTGCCATCTTCCATGACATAAATTAATTTCACACCTAATTTCTTTTGTTTTGCTTTTGGGACTCTATGAATTAATCTCATACCACCATTATACCACCTAGTGCCACCATACTTGACATCATACTTATCAATAGTGTTTCTGTTTGTGTTCCAAACCATAAAGTCACACATACCAACACCACCCAATGCCTCAAATACAATACAGTCTTTCTTTAAAGAGTAGTGTGCTTTTGCAATTTGCTCTGCCCACAACCCTTTTTGTGCAGTTGTTTTTTTCAAAATGTAATTAAATTATTTTGTTAGATAATTTGTAATTAATGTTTGTGTTTCATCTACAAACATAAGAATAATTAGTGTTCCAATGGCAAGTGACCATTTCCATAACATCTGCAAACTTTTTTCAGTGTGTGCAAGATGATTTGTTTTCATAGTATTAATATCTTGTTCAATGAGTCTTTGACTCGTTTTTAGTTCTGCTACATCTTCCTCAATTTTATCTAACTTATCCAATATCTTTTTTGTACTCATGTTTTTATAATGTAGCTTAAAGCAATATAAGGGTTAATAATGTTTGAACTTGAACCACTAAATGTGGGTGCTGATACTGAGCCTAATGGTGTGACTGCTCCACCACTTAGATTTAAACTACCACTTAATGAGTGAGAGTGACCAGAACCACTACCAGTTGGACTAGATGGGTGAACAGATGGTGTTGCGTTAGCAGTATCATAAGCAATACGATATTTAAAATCGTCTGAACCAGATGCCTGATAACCCTCAACTGATGCTGATTTTTGTTTACCTGCTGAATAACCATCACCACCTGCCCATTGAGTATTATTAACCCTTACCCAGTCAGAATTAGCATTTTGTTCATGTGAATGGTCTGCAAATAAATAGTGACTATGACTTGGTATTTCTGATGTTGTTAGTGTATGACTAGCAGTTGAACCACTTAAAGATACAGTGCCACTAACACTAGAAGATGAACCACTGAAAGTCGGTGCAGAATTTGAACCTGATGGGGTAATAGTCGAATTACCACCAGTTCCACCTAGAGTTGAATATGTTGAACCTTTACCAATAATAAATTTATCTTTTAAGTCTGGCAAAATAAAATTTGATGCAGTTGGTGTTCCATAGGTGCTACCTACTATTGCCCATAAGTCAGGGTAAGTTGTTTTACTTACTGACGAACCATCTGCAAATAACCAACCATCAATAATAGATGTACCAGACCACATAACTATTGAGCCAGTTGGTGATGTACTAGGAACTGATGAATTTGAATTACTTATTATTCCTAGTTTAAAAGATGTGATAGTACCAGACCCAATAGAGCCACCACCATCAAATGACATTGTTATAGTCGTATTTGGACTGTTATAAGCAACAATAGTTATTTGACCATATAAAGTAGTGCCAGTGCCATCAACTATTTTAACTCTACGACCCACATGATATTGACTGGTGATATTTCCTGCTATTGTGACCTCAGTTCCACTAACTCTAGTATATGATGTTGCTACTGCTCCATTACCAATTTCTATCCATTCTGCATCAAGATACCATGACTTTACATCTGACATAAATTGCCTCGCACCATCATTAAGTGTACTTGGACTTTGTGATTCTGAAAAATTACCAGTTGCTAAGACTGTTCCATTATTTGCAGGTGTTGTTGAGTATAGTG